TCATTTGGTGAACTACACAATGTAGTACCAAATTCTTTTCCGTTGTTTAAATACAATATTCCTCTGACTGGTATTTGTTCTTCACAATGATGATCATTATGTAAGATTAACTTTGAATCTTTATCAAATTTACTAGTAGACATTTGCACACCAGTAACTCCGCAATCCCAAATGTCATTTACCTTATCTATTAATTGTTGATAATAATGAACTAAAATTTGTTCTATTGGATGTGATGATACAGTAGAAAAATACTCTAATTTATTTAGAACTCTATGATCTAGAGAAAAAGGTTCAAACACACCTATAATATAAGTGGGATCAACAAAATCTATTAACATGTGTTCAAAAGGTTTGTCTACCAAACTACTCTTATCTATTTTATCAAATGCTATCATCTGCTTGTACTTCCTATTTCTACCCAACCTCTAGGTTTAAATACCATATGAGGTTCTGTGTTGCCATCATTAAAAATTGTGTATATACCGTTAAGTTTAAAACGATCTTCTATCATATGTTGGGCAACTATAGAAGCATAATGTTCTTTGGTTTCATTGGTCATATCGCTTACACAGGCTCCGCATACAACAAAGTTATCGTGGCCATGATATGTGTACATTAATTGCAACTCACTTGCTCTAAGCAACCTGTATAGTTTACAGTCCTTGTTTATAGTTTGATCTAATGCTATGCCGCTTGATGAAAATATAAACACTCCATTCATTTTATCTTTTAAATATTCTAACAGATTAAGTTTAAACCAAAAGCCTATTTGGAATTGTTCTAACCATGCTCGATAAGTTTCATATTGATCAACTATCGGTTTACCATAATCAAAGTCATTTGCTTGTATGTTAGCATTAAAAAATATTCTATCTGGTAATTCTTTATTTTCTATATCATCTAAAAAACCTGCAGGATTACTGTAGTCAGTATTAGATCTATTAAATCTTTCTACTACTGTATTATCGTTTTGTTCTAAACGATTTATTATATGTCCTGCGTATTCGGAAGTATCGCCGAACACCCACCAAGTCTTTTTATCCATTCGCCCTCTTCTTTTTTAAATCTTTCTTAAAGAAATAAAGTCTTACCCAAGTTTTTCTAGCAATAGCCACAACACTAAAAACCACTGTAAAAAAGATACTGGTTTGCAATATAGTAAGTTCCAAATATCTTGCAGTTGTTACAAGTCCTATGTTGAGCGGAAAGTTTAATACTGTTGCCAGTATTGTGTCTCCGGTGGCCTCTTTCAACGCCGCTAATTTTTGCTCTCTTGTTGTACCCATTAGAATTCAAAAAACGCCTGTAGTGTTTCACTCTCATTTATTCGCTTAAGATCAAAGCCCATTTGACCAATAACATTCTCAATCTTTTTATCTAGCACTGCTTCTTCCATTGCATCCTCATCAAATGGCAGATCCTTAAACCATTGAGGTAATTTAAGTTCATCTGTAGGATATGCTACACTGGTATAACCCATTGGATTACTTCTCATCCTACACACAATAACTTTAGCACCATCTGTAATTTTCATGCTATAATTATCGCTGTTTGCTTTTAATAGGTTATTCCAATTAATACTTGCCCTAACATGCCCAGGGATCATATTGTTTTCTTTCTCGTCCTTCATTACATTTAACTTATGCAGTCTATAGTTCTCAGGTACTTTGGCCTGCTTTAACATTTTTTCTTCATACATAGTTAGGTTGTTTACCCTCTTAGGCATGCCTTTCTTCCACGGATCTAAACTCTTAAAGTAAGCCTTATAGTCTTTGATCTTTTGTATAACTGCATCTTCACCATGTTTATTTAGGCAATCAAGCAGTATCTCTTCTAAGAAATCTTGTACAAATTCCGGAGTATCTGATCGCTTGATGTCTAGACCCATAATCTTTAGTTTACCACCTTCTGGTTGCCAGCCTTCTAAGTCTAGCACATTAATTGCATATCGCTTCTTGGTAATAAACAAACCAGCACGACCAACTACTTCTCTGCCTGCTTTCATTACTTGGCCTGCTTCTAGCGGCACATTAAATGTATCCTTTAAGAACTGTGGGAATGTATCACTAACAGTATCGGAGATATGATCATATAGTTTAACAGCACCTTCTAAATCTAGTTCTGTTCCTTCTGGGAGAGCCGGGACTGCTGAGAAATACACTGAGTCCGTATCCCCGTATATGATGGTGTCGCCTGTATGATCATATTTTCCAGTGAACAGTTTATTGGTCTCTGCTCCCATGTGCCTAGTAATGGCTCTTCCTGTAAGTGTTGTGGATTGACCAATCCGCTTATCGAAAAAGCGACAGCCAGGATTAAGAATAGCACCGTACAAACTGTTGAGGTTAATCTTTTTGACCAACTGTCGTTTATCCCAAAATGCTTTTTCAGCGTCTGTTGTTGCAGTTTTTTTCTTTGCTTGAAGTTCCTTTCTTTCTGCATACCATCTCTCCAGTAATCCAGGAACAATGCCCTGGAAGTCCGTTTTAAATATTGTACCGTTTGCACTGATGTTCCATGGTTGATTGCTTTTGAATATTAAATTATAAACATCGGCACCAGTTACATCTATAGTGGTTCCATCTTCCATATCTAATTTCATAGTGTGGTTAACATCTTTAGCCATTACCATTTCATATTCATTACTACCAAACTTACCTAACCAAGCATCAGCAAATGATTTCTTTTCTAATGTCATTTTGTTTTGTATTTCTTCATCAGTGTAGTCTTGACGCAACTGTCCTACAATAGTCTCTGCCGCCATGTTCAATGCTCTAAACACACTAGGATACAGACTGTTTAAGTCCATTGAGCCTACCCATTCATGCAAACCTTTCTTTGGAAATGCCACATAAGCACCCGCGGCCTGTGTATCACTTCCCCGTTCACGCACTCTATCAGGAACAACATAACCTCGCCTGTGAGATTCGTTGATGATTGCTTGTTCTGTTGTAGCCACAGCACCCATTGTTACCGGCAAAAGTACAGTATTGTCGTGTGCAATAGTGTTAGCAAGATCAATAAACTGTAACTTTTGATCTAGTTTATACAGCAGAATTGTATCTTGAATGTTGTATTCTAAAAACTTGAGGAAGTCATGATTGTAAAGTCTATCCAGCGAGCCTTCATAAGCAACCTTTTTCTCACCTACTTCCATCTCGCCAATGTAGTCCAGTCTGTAACTGTGTCGTTCTTCATAGTTGTATTTGCGATACAGTTGCATGTAGTCTAAGTGTACACGCCCTATTAAGTCATAACTGGTTCTTTCCGAACCATGACTTTCAAAGTTACGCTCTTTAGGAAACTGATCCCATAGACATAACTTGCGAGTTTCTGCTTTACCCAGTGTACGAACAATACGATTGTATGTGTAAGGAATATCATAGCCTTCACTGTTCCAACCACTCAATATGTCTGCATCTTCTATTAGTGCAAGAAAGTGTTTGAGCATTTCTGCTTCTGTGCGACAAAGTATTACTTCTGGAAGTTCGCTTGCTATCTCAGTTGCTTGTTCCCAAGTGAGAGTCTTTGGGGGGACAGCCAAACAGATCATTGCCTCCATCCAATCTAAATATATGCCAATAGCCGTGATTGGTGTGAAAGGATCATCAGGTGAACTGTAACCTCTTTCAGGATCGAAGTCCACCTCAATATCAAAAAATGCTGTTTGTAGTTTGGGAGGCTCTGATCCGTTGAAATGTTTTTCTAATGTTTTGTTTATTGGTCTTACATCAGACTCGTACAATTTATTGTGCTTGTTTATAGCAACATTTTTGCGAAAGTCTTTGAGTGTTTTACAGCGAATCTCAGTTACTTTCTCACCATAAATACTTTGCTTTGTTCCTTTAGGATCCCCTATATAGAATGTATATTCGGGTCTTAGATCAGTAAGTACTCTCTTACCATCGATTCGTTCACAGATACGAACCAGATCTTTATTCTTGTCGTAGAATGCATCTACATAACTCATACGATTTATCTCCAAGCATCATTTTTGGGCTGACGCAACACCAATATTATTACTTATTACCTTAAAGAGTTTTGCCAACTGCTTCAAGGATTGTTTCAAGTTCATCAAACTTATCGTATTCGTCCTGGAAGCCTGCTTTATGAGCAATCTTGATTGCTTTCATTAGTACGCCCGGCTTTAGTTCCATTTCTTCAGCAATGGCTTTTACTGTTTCTCTAAGCCCTTCGTTAAGTGCTTCTACTTCAAACAGTACTTGGTCGCCTTCTTGGATAAGTTTTTTGAGTCTTGTTACTTCTTCTTGATTAAAAGTTTTATTAAATGCCATAATTTTTTCCTGTGCATGTATTTATTGAACAAGTATTATTATAACAGATTATAGTGGTTTGTCAAGAGTCAATGTTGATTTTGATATCTAAACTGGACAGTTCTTGTGGAGGTTCATCTACAGGAATATTAAAAGTTAATATACCCTTGTATGCTGGGAATGGTTCAAATGATAGTTGT